GAGAGTGGGGTATTGTAGTAAAAGGCAAGCATGTATTCGATGAATATAATGATGATGTTCATAGTATAGATGAGGTTCCGGTGCTTGAGAATGAAGCTATATATCTGTGCTGGGATTTCGGACTTACTCCTGCGTGTTTGATTATGCAATTTAGAGATGATGGTCAATTAAGGTGTATTAAAGAGTTTACGACTGAACGTATGTTTATCAGAGAGCTTGCTCGAGATGTAGTTAAGCCCTTTATAAATATGAATTACGGAGGATGTTCTGTTGTTTCTGTTGGTGATCCTTCTGGAGATGCGGGTGGTGGTGTATCAGAAGCTGCAATAAGCGCGATGGAGATATTAAGAGAAGAAGGTATAAATACACAACAAGCACGTACGAATGTTTTATTGCCTAGACTCGAATCTGTAAAATATTTCTTGACAAGATTGATTTTTGGCGAGCCGGCCTTCTTGCTTTCTCGCGCACATTGTCCTACACTTCGCAAGTCTATGAATGGATATTATTATTACAAGCGTATGCGTGTAATTGGTGATGAATCTTACAGAGATGTTCCTAACAAGAGTCATCCGTTCAGTGATATTGCTGATTGTTTACAATATGGGGCAATGGAAGGTTATCATGTTAATAAAACGCCTGCTGTATCTGAAGATAAACCTTACTATCAACCAGAGAGTTTTTGGCTTTAAATAATGAGGAAAAAAAGATGAGTTATGACAGTAAAGCAGATAAAGATATATTAGATGAAATTAAGAAAGACATTAATGCGTGGTTTAATTATTTTAAAAATAATATTGATAGATATAAAAAAGAGGTAAGATTTACAGTGCTAGGTGAGCAGTGGGATGAAGCAGATAAAGCAGAATATGATGATAGACGAAAACCAAGACTTACAATTAATAAACTTTATTCTTATATTCAGCAAATTGTCGGTGAACAGAGATCAAATACAGCTGATATTGAGCTTAATACAGACGAAAATATTGATAAAAAAATAATAGAAATACATGAAGGTTTAGTTCGTGATATTGCTTATAACAGTAAAGGAGAGATAGCTGCGCAAACAGCATTTGAATGTGCGTTGCTCGGGTATGGAGCAATAGCAGTTAATACAGAATTTGAAAATTCTAATAGTTTCAATCAACGAATAATAATAGAGACAATCAAGGATCCTGTATCAGTATTTTTTGATCCAGCGGCTAAAGATGTAACTAAAGAAGACGGTGATTTTTGTGGAATGTGGAACATATTAAGTCATGATGAATTTAAAGCATTATGGCCCAACAAAGAAATAACGACAGGATTGTCTCTTGGTGAAAATAATATCGAAGGTTTATTTGAGTGGATGACAAATGACAATGTTGCTGTTGTTGATGTATATAAAAAAAAATGGAAGAGAAAAAAAATATCATTATTAAGTAACGGCGAAGTAGTTGATTCAAAAGATGCAGATGAAATTATAAGTGCACATTATGCTCAATACGCAACGGATCAATACGGAAATTATACTGATAATTTTGTTTCATTAGAGATTGTTGATGAAAGATGGACTAAAGATTATGAGATTTGGCATTATAAAATTAGCGGAGTTGAAATTTTAGAAAAAACGAAGTGGCCTTCAAAACTTTTGCCCTTGGTTTTTATGGATGGTAATTCATATACTATAGAGGGCGAACAGATTACAAAATCATTTACTGAGTTTGCTCATGATGCGCAAAGATATTATAATTTTTTAAAAAGTGATATTACTCAGTATATTAAGAGTGGTAGAAAGGAGCAGTGGTACGGTGATGTAGAATGTATAGCTGGATATGAAGAAGTGTGGAAAAATCCGGATAGAATTGAAGGGTTACTACCTTTTCGCACAATTCCAGGAAAGCAATCTCCTTCAAAAACAAGTCCTATCGAAATCCCTTCTTCGCTCATGGCTCAGCAAGCCTATGTTGATACTGAAATTCATACTGTTCTAGGTATTTTTCAATCGACTAGAGGTGATATAGGAAATGAAATCAGTGGAGTTGCTATTGCCAACAAAATTAGACAAGGATATAGCAGTGCTTATGTTTATATAGATAATAGAAACAGAGCTATAGAACAGATAGGTAGAATTGTCGTATCATTAATTCCACATATTTATGATACTGAAAGAAGTATTTTTATTACAGATGCTGATAATCAACAAAAAAGTGTTAAAATCAATGATGGAGAAACAAATATATCAAAGTCAAATTTTAATATTAAAGTTAAAGCTGGTTCATCATTTGCAATGCAAAAAAACGAGAATATAACTAAGATGAAAGATTTAATGCAAATATATCCAGACGCTAGGCCTTATTTAGTTGGTGATTATGTCAAAAATTTAGATTTAAATAATGCTGTTCAGTTAGCTCGAGAGCTTGATGATGCATTAGTTCCGGAACATGTTAAAGCTAAACGCGAAGGACGACAACCAGCTCCTCAGCCTCCTAATCCTATGATGATAGCTCAGATGCAAAATCTTCATGCTGATACTAAGAAAAAGCAATCAGAAGCAATTAAGAATCAATCTCAGGCTATAAAAAATCAAACTGATACTCAAATTGAAGGTATTGCTACTATAGATAGTCTTATGAATTCACATATGGATAGAACACATGATAATGCTAAATTAGATATGCAAAACAGAAAGATTGATGCTGAAATGTACAAAGCTCAAGCCGAGCTTATAGATAAGATGATAACTACTACAGAAAAAGGAGTCTAATTATGAGTAGAAAAAAACATTGGTATGGAAAAGAAGACATCACTCGTGAAGAACTTGAAGAGATTCTTGCAGGAGATGATGAAAGCATAAAAGTTAAAGCACAATATGATATTGATCGTCTGGATCGATTAGAGCAAGAATGACAAATGTAAAAAATTCCGCACACTTAGATGTCAAAATTCTTTGACATTTATATATATTTTCACATAGCAGCTATAAAAAAACAATTGTTATTCAAAGTTTTTAAAATAGTTACTGTATCTATAGACAGTATTAGATTCGATAAATGATTCTATATCAGCCTTTTTATAAAAAACCTTCCTCCCTATTTTAACGTAAGGTAAAGGATAACGTAAGGATTATGTAAGGTGGATTTTGGGGTAATAACCAGGCTTTTTTAAAGATATAATATTTATCATTTAGCAAATATGAAAAAATCTATAATATGTAGTTGACATTGTCCCAATAAAATCCTAAACTTGCATTCGTATACTCTTATATTAGATATGAAACCATATTTAAAAAGAGGTCTTTCACAGCAAAGATATTAGCTGGTAAGGCGAATATGTAGCCATAAATGCATAGTAGGAAAAGGAGACAACATGTCAGAAGTAACCGATGGAGCCCCAGAAGGGCAAGAAGAAGTTATAGCTGAAGCATTAGATGAAAATATATCTAATGATGAAGACACGGAGATTGAAACTCCGGTTGAAGATGAAGAATTAGAGGAATCTGAAGAGTTAGAAGCTCTGAAAGATGCTCCTGATTCAGTTAAGGACAAAAAATGGGTTCTACGAAGGCTGGGAAGGCTGGAAACAAAGCACAAACAGGCTTCGCGAGAAGATAAGCAGAGAATTAAAGAGTTAGAAGCTTTGGTTCGGTCGGCTGAAATTCAAAAGAGTCAAGAAAAGGCTCAATTTAATGAAGTTTTGACCGAAGAGCAGAAACAAGAGATTCAACGTCGTGAAATAGAGATGCAGAATCTACAGTTTCAGGTTTATGAAGCTGCTAAAGAGCAAGAATTTGCAAGAAAAATGCAGGAAAAGGCTGCTGATATCGAAGATTTTTCCAAAAATATCATTCAATTAGGAGATAGCGGAAATTTCAGTGATACAATGCTTTTAGCTGCTAAAAATTCTCCTAATGGCCCTGATGTCATTTATCATCTATCAAAAAATCAAAGAGAAGCTGCACGTATCTCCAGATTGCCACCTGATCAACAAGTAAGAGAGATGTATATGCTTGAAGGTAATATGTTAAATAGAACAAAACCGATCAAATCATCTGCACCTCTTCCGATTGATTCAACGAAGGCAGTTCCTAAATCAAAAACAACATCAGATCCTATCGCGATGAGTTATTCTCAAATGGTAGACGCTGAAAAAAAGAAATATATGAGATAATTTTAGGGTCTTTACAATAAGTCACTGAAATTATTAATTTTTTTGATTTATTATGGAGGCATTAAAATGGCTAATACGCTCATAAATAGTACGCTATTGTCTAAACAATCTGCTGCGTACTTCAAAACAAACAATACTTTTATCGCTACTGCTAATCGTCAGTATGATGGTATATTTCGTGATAATACTTATGATGCTGGTCAAACGATTAATATTCGTTTAGATAATCAGCATAAAGTTCAACGTGGTAATTCAGTTACTGCATCAGATATTAAAGAAACATATTTACCTCTTACTTTGAGGGATTTATATACTGTGTATATAAATTATTCAACTATAGATTTATCAACAACATTGCGCTATAACAGTTGGAAAGATCGTGTATTACTTCCAGCTGTTAGGAATATTATTTCTGATATAAATAAAGATATAGCTTTAGATGCTGTTAATAGTGCTTATTTATCAAACGGTACTCCTGGCACTCCTATTAATACTTTTGCAGCTGTTGATAATACTGGCGCAATAATGGTTGGACAGGGTATTGATAAAGGTAAGGAATGGTTTCTTTCTTTAAATCCGTATGATGCATCAGCTTTAAAATCTGCTTTACAAAATTCATTTAATACAACTTTGAATGAAGAAATTAGTTTTGGCTCACAATTGGGTAAATTATCGCATTTTACTGTATTTGAAGATCAAAGCATTGCTGCACATCAATCTTATACTGGAACTTATGGAACTCCTGTTGTTAATGGGGCTGTTTCTTCTGGAAATACAATCGTAGCTGCTGGTTTTGATGATGGTGGTGGTGCTGGTGTAACTGGCATGTTAAAGAAGGGAGATATAATTGAGATTACACATGCTACTTTGCAGCCTTATTTTGTGAATAGAGTAAATAAGATTAATAGTCGTCAAAAGGCTCAATTTCTTGTGACTGCTGATGTTAATGTTGCGATTGGAGGAGCTGCAACTATTCCTGTTAATCCAACTATTAATATTGATACTGATGATCCTAATCAAAATTTATCTGGTGCTATTCCTGATGGAGCAACTATTACTGTTATTAGAAACAGTACTGACGGTTTACAGAATGTCAATATAGCTTATCCATCGTGTGGTTTATATGCTGTCTGTCCTCCTCTGGAAAAATTAGATGCTTGCGATAGTTCAACATTTATGGATCCTGAAACAGGATGGTCAGTTCGTATATCTAAAGGTAGTAGTATAGGAAATAATGTAAATCAATTACGTCTTGATGTACTTTGCGGATGGGTGTGGATTCCATCCCAAATAGTTAGGCTCGTATCCTAAATAATCCTTAAGGAGGGATTATTTTCCCTCCTTATAGTTATATTATTATTAGGAGAATAAGATGGCTACACCAATATATAGAACTGTTAATGATATAATAGAAAAAGCATACAGAATAATAAATGTTAAATCTAATGATCGAAATTTAACTGGAGATCAAGTAACAGAAGGATTGTATTCTCTTAATGTTTTACTTGATGAATTATCTGGCAATGAATCATATATTCCATTATTTAGTGAAGTTGAATTTTCTTTAATTCCAGGAGAAAGGGACGTTGTTTTTTCTAAGCATTATCCGCTGACTGGTTTTAACATTACAAAGCTTTTGCATGTTTCTATAATTGAAAATGATATTTTATATCCAGTTGATATCTTAAGCGACACCTTATATTTTGAAGGAACTTCTCTTACAGCTACAGGACGTCCTTCAAAATGTTATTTTACTAATAGAATGGTGCCAGATGCAACACCTCATCGATTAATGGAATCAGTAATTACATTTTATAAAATACCTGATAAAGGGTATACCTGTTCAATTAAAGCAAAAATGAATATTACAACACAAGCTTTAAATACTGAAATTGATAATATTCCTCCGTACATGATTTTTTATTTAGAAAATGCATTAGCTAGAATGTTACATCGTAATTATCCAGCTAGTAAATGGGATGAAGTAGATGAATCTTATTATAAGCAAAGTAGAGATGACATTATTGCAAGTAATGCAAGGAATTTAGATATTAATGATACTTCTATATTTAGAAAGAATAATTATATAACGAATTTATCATCATTGAGTAGATAATATGAGTACATTGACGACAGTAAATTTAGATATTGTAGGGGATTATGCTCGACATGGTTATGATGAGTTTGATTCTAAACGAACTCTAAATATGTATGCTGCTGTTGACCATCAAGGTAAGAACAATAAATCTTTATTCACGCGCCCAGGTTTGAAAGAAGTTAAAACATTGGTAAGGCGTGGGCGAGGAACAGGACGAGGAAGAGCAGCGCATGTTTTTGATAATAAAATATTTATTGTCATTGATGATAAAATATATTCATTAGATAACTCATTTAATATTGTTTATCTTGGAGAAATTCTAACGGATAGAGGATATGTAGGAATTGAAGACAATGGGACAGAGTTAGTCTTCGTGGACGGGAAAGGGGGCTGGGTTTATAGTAAAGATACTGGTGTATTAACTAAAATAACAGCTCCTGGTTTCCTAGATAATCCTATAGATATCACAGTTCTAGCTGAAAGATTTATTGTATGTCAGGCTGAAAGTGCTTCGTGGGGAATTTCTGGAATAAATGATGCTAATTCATGGGATACATTAGACAGAGCTAAGTTAACAGCATATCCCGACATATTCACAGGATTAGGGCGTTTGAGAGGTCTGTTATATCTCTTTGGTCAACGTTCGGTTGAAGTTTGGTACGATTCTGGCCAAGCGTTTCCTTTTAGTCAGCAGTCTGTACAGACACTGGATTATGGGTGCGCATCTGCTGGAAGTATTGCTATAAATTTCGAACGTGCCATTTGGCTTGCTCGATATTATAACGGTCAGGTCTCTATAGTGATGACGACCGGTGGAGAGCCTGAAAAGATAAGTACAGCAGCTATAGAAGAAGAATTATCTCTGTATAAAACACCAGAAGACTCGAGCGCGTATATCTTCAAAAATAGGATTGGATATATTTTCTACGTAGTTAATTTTACTGAAGATAACAGAACATGGATGTATTGTCTGACAACTCAATCTTGGTCTCAGTTATCATATAAAGATGAAGACAGATGGCTACCGGAGGCATATTTTTATTATAACGATAAACATTATGTTTTACCTTATAACGCAAATTCTATTATGGAGCTATCTGATCAAATTTATGATGATAATGGGACTTCTATTCGTAAAATGCGTGAAGTTGGTGTGTTTTCATTGCCTAATTATAAAAATCATCTTTTATGCGAGATATGGTTTGATGTGAAATCTGGTGTAGGTCATGAATCTGGTAATGATGATGATCCACTACTTAGATTAGAAGTTTCTAGGGATGGTGGAATTACTTATGGAAACCAGTTAAGTCAGGCGATGGGTAAGATTGGAAAAAGAAAGACTGAAGTAAGATTTTTTAATTTAGGAATTAGTGCAGATACAGCATTCAGAATTGAAAATTATAATAAGATTCCATTCGTTTTATTAGGATGTTCATTGACTGTGGGGATTCAATAATGCTTGAAAAACAGCCGTATGACAATGTAGCAGGAAAATATTCTATTAATCAGAATTGGAGTAGGTGGTTCGAGAGGGCTACAACTGCTATTAATTTTTCTAGTACTCCATCAAATACTCTTATTTTAAATGCCTACGATCAAATTAGAGTTGAGGCAGGTATTATGAGAATTGAAGGCGCAAGTGCTGGAACTACAACATTGACGTCTGATCCTCAGATTACAGCAGGAGAAGATGGTCAATCATTAACTGTCGAAGGAATGAGTGATACAAATAAAGTTAAGTTTGTTAATGGTAATGGACTCCAATTATCTGGTGGAGTTGATTATGAGATGGGTGAAGGAGATGTAATATCATTTCATTATAATAAAAAACGAAATATTTGGATTGAGAATAGTAGAAGCAATAATTAAAGGAGAATAGATATGTTTGCAGCAGCATTACCATTTGCCGCCGAGCTTGGAGGTAACTTACTTGGTTATTATTTAGGTGGACAAGGTGATTTTTCCGGAGGTGGGGAGAAAACTTTAAAAAGTGCTCAAGATTATATTCAGCAGATGGGTCAACAAGCGATAGGTCAATTAGCTCCATATCAACAGGCAGGCTATGGTGGATTGCAACAATATATGCAAGCATTGCAACCGTATTCCGACCCTTCGCAAATGTATTCTCAAATTATGGGTGGATATCAAATGTCTCCAGCAGCTCAATTTCAACAGCAGGAAGGTATTAAACAATTACAGAATGCAATGGGAGCTAGAGGGATGGCTGGATCAGGTCAAGAAATGAAGGACATCCTAGGTTATTCGCAAGGATTAGCATCACAAGACATGCAGCAATATTTACAGAATATTCTAGGTATGGGTCAAACATATTTAGGTGGTGAGGCTGGACTCGGTCAGATGGGTATGGGTGCGGCTGGTCAGATGGGTCAATTTGGACTTACATCTGCAGGACAGTATGGAAATCTAGCTGCACAGTTAGCACAAACACAAGCACAGGCTGAAGCCCAGAAAGTAGCATCACAAAGTGGATTAGGTCAATATTTAGGTGAGTTTGGTGGTGGCCTTGGTGGTGCTATCAGCGCATTTTTATAAAGGAAAAAGATTATGGTAGCATTTAATCCGCAAGCAGCAGCAGCTGGAGGTCAGGCAGCGCGTAGTTTATTGACTTCACCATATGTAACTCCTATGGCCCAAGCTCAGTTAGCTCAATTGCAAGCACAAGCTGCATTATCACAAGCTAAAGCACAAGACCCTTTATTAGGTCAGGGAGGCGGTCTTACAGGAGGTCCTGCACTTGCATTAGGTCGTGCACGTGTTAGAAGCCTAATGACAGGTCAACCTTTACAGGTTACGAAAGAAGACTGGAATGCTGGAGAATCTTATAGAAAAGCTCAAACTCAAAGTCTACAACAAAGAGGAATATGGGCTTATATGCCATCCTCGTCTAAATTACAGATGTTAAAAGTAGCGCAAGAAAAAGCAGCTGCTGGTGATAGAAGTTTATTAGATTCAATATTGCCTCAGATGACCCCTCAGGAGCAGCAACAATTAAATGTCACAACTGATACAGGTCAACAATTAGTCCCAGGACAATCTCCGGAAACTGGTGTGCAGACACCTAAAACAGTTCAGCATCCATTAGTAGCAGCTATGACTGGTACACCAGCTGTTCAAGCTCACGTTCCTACTGAAGATCAGCAACAATTTGGTGAAATGGCTGCACAAACAGGAAGTGAATTAGAAAAAGAGACTTCTGATGAAACAGCTAGAAATAGAGCATCTACATCAGCTTCTATTCTATCGGAAATAAAAGGTGTAAATATATCTCCAATGATGAGTTATTCAGGACCTGGTGGAGCGGCAGCATATAGAACCGATCAATTATCTAATGCAACAGGAACATTAACTGGGGATCGAAAGCAAAGATTTAATGATTATCAGACTTTTAGAAAAGAAACTCATAAATTTATTACTGATACTTTAAGACAAGCTATGGCGACTTCTGTTAGAGAAGGGTATGTTGAAAAATATATAGCTGATGCTGTAGCAAACCTGAGCCAAGGAGTAGATAACGTTTTAGATAACAATCCTGAACTTGCTCTTCAACGATGGAACAAATTAATAGAATACTTAGATCATTATCATAATAGTAATTTAACGAGAGTTAAAGGCGGAATAGCTGGTCAAGAACAATTCGAAACAGGTTATCAAAAAGGAACAGCTTTATTAATTCCTAACATTCCTAATTCTACACAAGAAAATATAGATCATACAGCTAAACAGCTTGGAATATCTACAGACGAAGTAATACAAAGATTAAGACAAAAACATGGAGCAGCATGATGCCAAAGATGTTATTAACAGAAGAAGACTTAAAACAGCCTGCACCAACAGTAGTTGGGCCTATTAATTTACTAGCTGATCAAGCATCTGTCGACAAAGCGTCTACAACTCAGCATCCTTTATTACAAGCTTTAGGAGGAGTTGGGAGAGCAGCTGTAGAAGTTCCGGCAGCAGCGGGACAAGAATTAGCTCAACAATTATCAAACTTAGTCACAGGTGCTGTTAATATTCCAAGAAGAATAGCAGGAGCACAACCTCTATCTCCATTTCAGGTTGCTGAAGCTCCTGGACGTCGGACATTACCAGGTAAAGTTGGCGGAGTACTCGGAGATATTCTAGGTTATGGCGGGACAGCAGCTGCTATGGGTCCTCTCGGCCTTGCAGAGTCATTAACTCCATTAGGCGAACAGGCAGCAATAGGTGCAACATACGGCGCAACACAGGCTCCGCAGGCACCTGAAAGAGGTGCTGTTATAGGAGGACTAGCTGGTGCTGGTTTACATTTAGGTGGTGTAGGTGCTGGGAAATTAGCACAAGCTGCTTCTAAAAGAGCAGAAGTTATCTATCCTCAAGCACGAGCTGCATTAGATAATATGTTAACAAGATTCAGGGGGTCCAGCAGTAAAGAAACATCCGCGCAAGATATTTATGATATAGCAGCACAACATTTTGAAGAGTTAAGAGGTAAAAATAAACGAGATGATATTGTTGGTATAGGCCGATGGGTACAACCTGAAGATAGTATTAGAGCAGCATATGCAAAACCTATGGAAATGGCTCAAGAACAAAAATTAAAAATTAATTCTCAACCTTATTTAGACAAGATGGAGGCTCTTAAAAAAGAGGAGATAGAAGAAGGAGGGCTTTTTGAAGGTCCAGAAGAACTAGATGAAGATCAAGTAAAAACCATGAATTATCTCAATAAATGGTTAAAACTTAAAACTCCTACATTTGATAAAGTTGATTTAGCTAAAAGAAGATTAAACAAAGATTTTAAACGTTTTAAATATGATGATCAAAGACGTCATATAGCTATGGAGGCAAAAGAAGGTTTAAGGGATTCAGTCAGAAAATCTAGCATAGACTCCGTAGATGAAAAAATAAGCAAACTAACCTCTGAAAATAAAGAAGCAAACGCAGAAAAGATTGAATCCCTTAAAAATAAAAAAGAAGATATATCTAAATCTTGGGAAGAAGCAGATAGAAAATATAAAGAAAATCTTGTTCCATTTATGGAAACTCCCGGAGGTAAAGCAAAATCATCGCCATTTTATAACAGGTACGCAAAAGGCAGACCCGTTTCTGGAATGGCCGAGGAATATTTACGTCCTGGGAAACAAAAAGATCAATTTGAATTAGTAAATAATTTAATGCACATGATGCCTGATGAAGAATCTAAAAATCTTATTGCATATCATCATTTCAGAACTGAAGAAGGTGATCCTGCTGCATTTATAAAAAAATATATGAAGTTAGGTGAAAATCAGAAAAATATTATGTTTAATGAGCAAGACAAGGCGACATTAGATAATTATTCTAAATTACATGAAAGTAATCCTGATTTATTTAAGGAACCTGCTAAGAAAGGTGGGCTGGGTTCAATGTTTGGGCTTGGACGACAAGCATTAGGAGTAGGTGGAATTGCAGGGGGTCATATAGCGGCCGGAACTGCTATTTTGGGCTATCCTCTGCTAAAAAGATTAGGGTTAGGCGCTACTGGTCGACTTGCAGAAACAGGAGCTGCTACTGCATTATCGCCGACAACAAGAGCACTCATTATGAGTCAATTATTAAAAGAAAGAGGAAATGAATAATGACAACTATAAGGTATAGTTTACAACCAAAATGTATAGATTATTATTGTGATCAAAATGGCCTCCCTTTAATTGCCGGGACAGTACAATGGTCTAAAGCAACTGATCATGATACACGAAAAGCAGTATATGAAACAGATGTTATTACTCCTCCTGCAACAACGCCTCCTGCATATGCTAATCCTCATACTTTAGATTCTGCGGGATCAATGTCAGCACCTTATTTTGCAAATGATGAACCATATTATATAGAAGTAAGAGCAAGTGATAGCACATTGATTAAAAGTTTTGATAATTTTCCATCATCAGCTGGAGAGGGTCCACCAGTAGTTACTGAATTTGATCCTACTAATTATTTATTAAATCCACAGTTTAGATTTCATTATCAAGAAGAATACACAAATGAAGATCTTAATAGCACTGAATATGTTCTTATTGCAGCTGATAACTGGAATTTTAAAAGAAATAATATTAATGCAACGAATTCATTAACATTCAATGAATTTGTTTTAGGTCAGACTGATGTTCCTGAGAATCCTAAATATTATTTAAGATATGCATGTACAGCAATTGGAGCTGGTGGTGAAACACGAAAAGATATTGTTCATCGCATAAAAGGAGCTGAAACCTTATCTGGTGAAACAGTAACAATAAATATTAGAGCCAGAAGTTCTACGAATTCTCAAATTCAAATTGTAGTTAGGCAAGGTTTTGGAACAGGTGGAACTCCGAGTGAGCCTGTAGAAACATTAACTTTAGAACAATTAACTACTGATTGGGAAGAATATACAATAACTTTAGTAATTCCAAGTGTAAGTGGGAAAACTTTAGGAACTGACAATAATGATCATCTTGAAATAGGTATACGTTTACCATTAGATATTATTAGTGAAGTTGATATAACTAATATGCAGATGAATAAAGGAGATGAATTATTAGAATTTAATTACAAGACTTATGAAATGGCTGAAGTTGAGAAAAAGAGTATAGAGCTTCCTGATTTAACAGATGATTTAATGCATCTTCCTCTTTGGACGGATACTGATCATTCATATGCTGTAGCAGAACATGTTGTGGGCACTCTTCTAACATCAGCAACTCCTGATACATCCATAAAAGGATATTTACTTTGCGATGGAACTGTTTATAAAGCCGCAGATTATATTCCTGGAACTGATGATAAGCTCACCTATAGAAGATTGTTTAATAAGATAGGAAATATTTATGGAAGTGGTGCTGATGGGTTCTTTTGTTATACCTTAGCAGGATCAGCAACAGATACATGTATCTGTAGAAATGCTAAAACTGGAGCAGTTACAAATTGGAGTGACAATGATACTGGATTTTCATTTTCTACTTATATTAATGGTAAAGATACTCCAGACATGACTACTGAATGGCATGCGTCAAATACAATTAGAGTAACTAATACATCTAACGGTAATGTTACAGACGCAACTGCTGGGACTGCGCATGTTTCTATTTATATAGATCAACAAGGAGATGCATCTTCACCTGAGAAAACGAATATTACAGTTACATCAGATGCCTGGAGTGGCGGAGAATATTTTACTATAAATAGTACTTCTACTTCATATTATGTGTGGATTAGAGTTAATGGGGTTGGTTCTGACCCTGCGCCTGGAGGGACTGGATTAAGAGTTGATATTACTACTGGATATGACCCTGTTACAGCAAAAGCACAAATAGCATATGCAATTTTAGAAGTTTTAAAAAGTACCCAATTTACTCAAATAACATGTAATGCAGCATCAACATTAAGCGGAGGTGAGTCCTTTAATTTCAATGGGCGTTTAGAAAATAGGTATATGTGGTACGAAGTTGGAGGAAACGGAACAGATCCAGCTCCTGCTGGTAAATTAGGTTCTAAAATAAAAGTAGACGGAACAGAAACAGCTGCCCAAGTTGCAGCTATAACTGTTGATATGCTTAATTCTATATATTTTAATGTTCCTAATTATGATGATCTATTTTTAAGAGCTGCTGATTTTAATGGCACTGTTGATTCACGTACACCTAACCACGCGTTTGGATGGGGGAAAGCTGTTGGAACCACGCAAGCTGATGCTTATGGAGCACATAGGCATAATGTTAGGGCAAATGATCTCGGAGGAAATCAAGGAAGTCCGATCGGCCATTATCCTGGGAGAGATGACAGCGGAAAACCTTGGCATACAGGCTCTGATGGAATTATGGCGTGGGATATGATAGATTTATCTGGCGAAAGCGAAACCAGACCTAAAAATATATATGCTTATTACTTTATTAAATATTAAGGAGATAGAAGATGAGTTATACAAAAAATCACGTGAATCCAGATGCACCCTGCAATGAGATTTCTATAGTTTCTAAGGCGGGATGGGAAGTTAATTATGATACTGCATTGACTGGAGATGTAGAGCTTCCGAATTATGTGAGTATGCTTCATATTGGAGGTGGTGGACATCTTATTGTAGAAGATGTAGACGGAGCTCCACATCCATATTGGGGATTATTAGATGGGGATTGGGTGCCAGTTGTTACAAAAAAGATTTTATATCAAGCTACTATTAATGGACAGCTTAGAACTACAACAACAACTTATGTAACCGCTCATGGTGGACAATAGGAAAAGTAAATGAAAAATACTATGCATACTATGCTTCAAGTAATGGTTTTCTGGCGTAACTGTTTAGAGAAAGGAGGATCATCTCCTGTATATAATTATTATTGGACGTCAACTCAAGACGAGGGTTATGACATATGGGAAGACGAATTCGGAGAGAAGTGGACAACACAGTAAACAAAGATAGGAGAATTTAAAATGGCTATTTTACAGCATCAAATTATTCAAAGACCAGTTGCGGATGTGACAACTTTAAAAGCACTAGATGTAACCCTTTATGCTGATGGGGGAATAATTACAGTAGTAACGAAAGGTGTATATCGTTATAGTCCGACATCAACTAAAACACCAGATGATGATAAAGTAGTACAACCTACAGTCGGTTCTGGTCGATGGCTTAGAATGACTGATGCAGAAATAGACGAGCATACTGAAAATTTTGATGATCTTGGAGATGTATCAGGGTTTTATTCAACGGCAAATGCAATTGTTACAAACAATAGTACGCCGGACGGGTTAGTCGAGAGTGGAGCCACTGTTGATCTTTCTGGTAACATTGTCGGAAATACTCTTGATTTGACAACGGGATTGGCAAATCATTTAGATGTAAACGGCCATGATATTATTTCTTCATCTAATGGCAACATAAACATCGTGCCTGATGGCACCGGAACTGTAAACGGTGCTACTCCAACCGAGATGGGGTATTTGTCGGGTGTATCTTCTGCTATTCAAACGCAATTAAATGCTAAAGCTCCGTATTTTTCAGGAAAACAAATATATTATGTAGACGAAAATGGCAGTGATACGTTAAATGACGGAAAGAGCGAACAAACTCCATTTAAAACTTTGGCTAAAGCTGAAGCAGAAGTTGTCGCACAAGTACCATCACCTACTAATCAGTTTGCTATTGTATGTTTGTCGGGAAGTGTTTTTACTGAAGATATTATATCAAGATCATATTGTCATTACTACTTACCTAACGCGACGGTGAACGGAAAAATTAGTGTGTATCAATACTCATCTCTTAAATTAAATACTCTTTTATACTCTGGTACTGGAATAGCTCTTGAGAAAAATGCGGGGGGTAATAAGGCTTTTGGTGAGATTGATCAGGTTCAATGTACGTCGACAGGAGTAGCAGTACAAAACTCTGTTGGTGAATTTGAAGTTAATATCGATAGGATAGAGGCGCTCTCCGGAGGTGGTGTACTTATAGCAACGGATGCCACATACACGAGCGGATATATAAATACTATTCAGGCAACAGGTGGCGGAAATTGTGTGACGGTAACCGCGCCGTCTTCAACACTTACTAAGTTCAATTTAAGCTTCGGCAGGCTTTATGCGCCGAGCGGATCTGCAATTTCGTTAACTGCAAATAGCACATTAAATATAAACGCTAGGGAAATAGAGGCTAGCAACGCATACACGGTTAATTCTTCGGGAGCTGTTTTAAACTTAAATGTAATGAAGCTATCCGGGTCTAAAACTGCGACGTCTGGAACAGCAAATGTGATAAATGTATCGGGCGATAGTTCATTTGGCGGAAAGGTAAAAGCAACGTCATTTGAAGGAGCGACGGGTAATGCTGTTACTGGATTTTCGGATGACATAACAATGGCTGCGAATTCAAGCACGCTCGGTGTTACGCAGCGTTCTGTTAAAACTTATATTTCTAATTTTATTGCGGGGCTGCATTGGAAAGAGGCGGTTATTAATGAGGTAGATTTCACAACAGCCGAACCTGGAAGTCCCTCCCTCGGTGATCGGTATATCAACACAGTTACAGGTACTAGTAGTGGTACTGCACAATCGGTTACTAAAGACTATATCTACGAATGGAATAGTATTGACTGGACTGAGCTTGCTACTGAAGAAGGGGACGCTTGTTACGTAGATGCTCAAGTTACTTTTAAGGTATACAATGGGTCTTCGTGGATCACTTTAAACTCTATACAGTCTTTTTTGGGACTAAATGATACATTTAGTGCGTATACAGTTGCAAATGGGATTCTGGCTAATAATGCTACTCCTAATGGTGTTATTCAAAGCACTATTACAGCTGATGCAAGCGGTAATTTAGGCTCTGTTTCAACACTTAATACAGTAACATGGCCTGTTGCGGGTGGTACTACAAACTATGTGCTTACATTAACTGGACCAACAACTGCAGCCTGGTCTTCAAATCCTTCGGGCATATCAAATGTAGTAGAAGACACAACTCCGCAATTAGGTGGTGATTTGGATGTTAATGGGTATAGCTTTGTTTCGACGGCAAACGGTAATATTGATTTGATTCCAGACGGTACTGGTGTAGTTAAACTCGGGAAAAATTTAGATGTTAATAGTAAAGCTTTAAGCTCTGTCGCATCTATTAATACAGTAGCTTGGCCAGCTGGCGGTGGAAATATAGGAGATGTACCTACTTTAACCGGGCCAACAACAGCCGCATGGCAAGCCGCTGGTGGTGGTGGTCTCCCAGATCAAATAAACACATATTATATCGGGAAAAATGGCAATGATTCTAATGATGGTCTGCAACTCGGTGAGCCTAAATTAACTTTAACAAGTGCTAATACTGCTGCTGGATCAACAACATCTAAATTCTATATAACAGATATTGGAACATATACCGGTGACAGTTTTACAACTATTGATGATAGTGAATATGATTGTCGAGGAGCTACATTTAGCAATTCAAATATTATCTTAAAAGCAGGGGTATCATTTTCTTGTCATAAATTCCTTGTAACTTCTGGTGATGGTATTGAACACTATTCTTCAGCAGATAGTGATCCCACATATTTCAATACAGATGTTGTGAGTGCTAGCGGTTCAGGACGTGCAATATTGAATGAAGGAAACAGTGGAAATATTCAATATCATCGGATAGGTATATTATTGCATAGTTCATCTAATTCATGCATTAATCATCAATTAGGAACTACATGTTTTGACATAGATGAAATACGTACTTCAGGTACTGCAACTGGAAATATATTTAATATTAGCGGCGACGCCAATACTCGCGCCTATATTAAGATAAAAAAACTAGATGCTTCTGGATTAAGCTCTAGTACACCAGCATTTAACATTACGTGGGGAACTGTCTATATAGAATGCGATGAAATTATTGGTGTAAGCTCAACATATCAATTATTTAGCACTTCATCAAATGCAGCCGTTCATCTTAATGGCAAGAAAATAACAAATGCATTAATAAATAATTCATTGGGAAATATTAAATATTATAATTTAGACACTGCATTATTAAATTTTAATCCACCAAAGAATTTATTAGTTTCTGGGGATTTTAGTAAAATACCTCTCTGGATTAAAGGCGTAGGATTATCATCATTTAGTGACGCTACCCTAGTAACGCCATCATTTTTAATATTACATAATGCTACTGCTGATGTCCAGCGTAATACATCTAATCAAAATGAATTAGTTTTGCAGCTTACAAGCTCAGGATATCTTGGTGGATATGAACCTCTATATAACGATGAATTTTCAACTTATCTAACTGATTTAAAAGCCGCCGGAGAAAAATTATCTGTCGGTTTTTATGGTAGAGCTACCGGGATAACAAGCATAAAAATGGATATTATCCAATGGGTTCCATCAACTAATAATGCTTGTTTAAAAGACCCAATTACTACGTGGGGATCAACTCCTACTTTATCTTCTAATGCAACAGGAGCTTGGTCTTATGTTGCTAATTCACCAACTTTAACTATAAGCGGAAGTAATGCAGTAATTAAATGGGAAGATATAAGTTTATCTTCATTTAATATATTAGCTACTAGACTGGGCTTATTGATCAGAACTGCTGGAAGTGAATCTAGTGGAGATGCTTTAATAATTAAAAAGATTGCGAAGCATATGGGATATAGTTTTGTAGGCTTTGAAGATCGTGATGAAATAAAGAAAACTGAGACTAGAATAGCATGTTCTTATAATAATAATATTGTTATAGGAACAACTGGACAGATGACGTCATCGATACATTCTTGTTTTGCTTATGAAGTAGAACCAGATATGGTGCATGCCGCACATTTTAATTACAATACTACTTTAATAGCAGTTCCTGTCGTTGCCGAAGCAAACGCGTATAATCCTTTCAATGGAACTGCTGGACAAGTCAGAGAACGAGATGGAACTAATGGAACTATCCAGGCTATAGATTCTTTAAGTCAGCATTCTATTACTATACTAGAAGAACCTAATGACGGATGGTCATATAATTTTAAAATGCATGTAGTTGTTCATCCTAAACCATATCAATAAAGGATAAAGTATGTATTATTTTAGTAAAACATCGAAAGCTAGATTAGAAACATGCCATCCGTTAATTCAAGATTGGCTCAATGAAATTATTAAATGGAGAGATTGTACGGTGGCATGGGGGCATAGAGGCGAGAAAGATCAAAACGAAATGTTTGTCAAAGGGTTAAGTAAATGCCCTTACCCTGATAGCAAACACAACACACATCCTTCAATTGCTGTTGACGTATATCCGTATGCTAATGGTCGCATGATAAACGGTGATGAAAAGGGCGATGGTGTTTTAATTGATAGGTTTATAGGTTTTGCGCAAGCTATAGCTGCAATTAGAGGAATTCCTATTAAATCGTCCAGCGAATGGAAAAATTTTAAAGGTGATTTAGGGCATTGGGAATTATATAAGGATGTTTAAATTAAGTATTGATAATTTAATACCAATATCAAAATTAAGACATCGAAGTGTAATAACTAATGGAAAATATATAGCTTATACACCCAAAAAAACAGCTCAATATGAGAAGATAATTCGATGTCATGCTATAAAAGAGATGGGCAATAGAGTACCTTTCGATGCTGCTGTTGTTATTGTTGTTATTTTTTGTTTCAGCCCTCCTAAGAGCTGGTCTAAAAAAAAGAAAGAAGAAGTAATTTCTAATCATTCTTTTCATGTCTTTAAACCAGATGTAGATAACTTATTAAAAGCTGTGAAAGATGCGCTCACCGGAATTGTCTATGAAGATGATAAATTAGTATGCCAAGCTATTGTTTCTAAACAATATTCCAAAATTCCTGGCTTGCATATTTTAGTAGAAGAAGCCGAAGAAATGCATTATAATAAAATATTAGAAGAAATAATAATATAACAAGGAGGATGTTATGGCCTCATTAAAAGACAGCATTAGATTAAACCTAATTTCTGAAGGTGATTTACTAGCTGTCTCTCGCAATAGTTTTTTTTCAAAAGTAATCAGGCTATGGACAAAGGAGACGTATAGTCATGTAGCAATTATTTATAAAATAAAAGATGATATTGTAACAGTAGTAGAATCGTTTGAAGGGAAAGGCGTACGTCTTTTACCTATTAATAAATTACTCCCTGCACATATTTTTGGTATAGATGTAAAATTATTTCCTGACACACGAAATTTTATCGATACTAAATTAGGAGAAAAATATTCATGGTATGATTGTATAAGAGCAGCATTTGGTTTAAAACCTAAAAAAGATGATAAATGGCAATGCGCTGAATTTGCAAATGCGGTTATTCGCATGAATTGTGTTGAGGTAAATGAAACTGCTATTACGCCAGGAAGTCTTGTGAAAGAAGTTCTAAAAAAAGGTTCCGGACGTTCTGTCTATATAGACAGAATTCGGTGATTATTAATGAGCGCAGAGGCTGTTGTAAGAGAGATAACAGGAATATTGTCTGGCATCTTGCTAGCCGGAGGATTAGTATCAGTACTAGTTAAAAGATACTTTGTAAAAATTGATTCTATTGAATCTAAATTAGAAAAATTAATTGAACTAACTACTGAAGTAGAAGGTATAAAAGAAGATATACGAGAGATTAAGAATGATTTAAGACATAGATAAAAGGTTCAGGTGGATAGGATTTTCACCTATATTTTCACTTATCTTTTGCTATTTACTCCTTGTAGTTATGCTACTACTTTTCTTGCTCTCTTTTTTCTTTTTCAGACATCAGTAAATCGATCTTATTTGAAAGCTCAACAATCTCAACATTTCTAGTATATTTGTCGACTATATTAGATAGTCTTTCTCCCTCGTCCGGAGTTAGAAAGCCATTGTTAACGTGATTTAGTATAGCTTGTAAGCGTTCTTTAGCTGTTCCTTCATTGACCCCCGCGCAGTACACAATCGCTGATGAACGTTTTGGAATTAGCGGCTTCATGAATAACTCAATCATCTTAGTATCACCGCCCATTGCCAGCTCTATAGCTTTCTTATTAATAACTATAAATTCATCTGTATTCATGAATTGTTTCATGATAAGTGTTTGTTTAGTATTTTTAGTTTTTGTAACTCCCCAATTGTTTCCTTGCTTAAATCTACCTTTTTCATCTCTATTGTCTATAATAGTAACTTCATTTTTAGAGCTATCTGTTACATTTTCCATTTTTTATTTTTCCGTATTTTTTCCGCACCAGCGGCTTTACGAGCGGCTTTTTTAAGCTTAAATCTATTACATCATTATGCTCATATGTCAAGTGTTTTATGCAACATTTCACATACTCACAAAATAAATGAAAGAAAACACTTGACATTAAACAAATTAAAGATATAATGCGCTTATAAGATAAATAAATTAAATTAAATAGTGTTGTTGTTGATAATAAAATATTATCAATTTTTAAAAGGAGAAACGAAAATGAACATAACAGAAGATAAATCAATTTTTCAAGATATTTTAGAATTTACAGACTTAGACACAGACATTACATATCGAGCTCAAAATTGCGGGAGGACAAATAAAGGTGTGTCTATTCAATTATATATAGAAGATCAAGGGTCTTACATATATGAATGTAGCTTTTTTGCAAATAAATTTAATACGAAATCTGTTTTTGAAGAATATTTAAATTGCGATGAATGTTGACAAAGCAAACACACAAAATAAATAAAAAAACACTTTACATTCTTGACATTAAGTAAATCAAGGATATAATAGTAATTATAAGATCAATAAAGTTGACTGCCGCGCAGGCAGCTTAGAAATTACCGAGGTTGACTGCCGCACAGGCAGCTTAGAAATAATCTAAAAGAAGGAGGATAAAAAATGGAAGCAACAAAAATTTTAAGCGATGGTGAATCTAAGTTAGGAGTAATTGACAGAGAATCTTTACTTCATATAGATAAACATACAACAAATTTATTGAAATTATTGAGAGAAATTCAAGAAAAAAACTTATTAAAATTCTATAATAGGATTCTATATGATTTAGAATTTGAAATATTACAGCTTAATGCAGAATTAAATAGAATGTTAGTTTATTATGAAGTTACGTAGATAAAAATAAGAGGCATATAATGAATATACATAATGATGCAAAAAACACGAGTGATTTTATCTCTGCGAGTGAAGTTGCTAAAAAATTAAATATTGGGCATCTAGCTGTTTTGAGATGGTGTAGGGAAGGTCTTATGCCTGGTTACAAAATTGGAAAACTCTGGCGCATAAAGCAAAAAGATCTCGAAGAATTTATTAAAAAAGGCTTTAACGAAAAGTCTACTTAACTATATTCTTCTAATGTTACATTATGATCATCTAATATTTCCCAAAATTTTTTATATACTTTCTCAGTATAATCAGATTCATTTGTACTTCCATTTTTTATATATTCTTCAAGTTCACTTTTTATATATTCTTCAAGTTCACTTAGACAAAGCCAAAATTTTATTGACTTACTTGCTCCATTAAAATATTCATTGTCTGTTGGCAAATCGAATTCAAGTATACCTTTCATGTTTTTCTCCTATGTTTTTTCAAATTTATATTTTGTTTCTCTAAGACATAACCAACGAGCAGCTAATTCTTTTTTAATTTTATTAAGTGATTTTACACCTACATTTGGAATTAATAATAAGTCTGTTTCTGTGCATTGAACTAAATCCTTGATAAATTCAATATTCGCATAAATTAGAGTACGAGTTAATCTAAGTGACAACTTTAAATCATCAATTGGGAGCTCAAGATACCGCAGATCACATTCAATTATAGCCTTCATTTTTACTCCATTCTTTTTTATTAATAATAAGAACGTCATAACGCAACAATATAAAAATCTCTGTCCACAGCGGCATATTATAAAACATCGTATATAATTAAGCAATTATTTTTGGTTTTTTGTAAATTTATTTAAAAAAAGACTTGACATATGACGTTATGACGCTATAATGTACTTATAAGATATAAAAATAAGTTAAATAGTGTTGTTGATAGTGTTTTACTATCAATTAAAAAAGGAGGACGAAAATGATTACATGTTTAGAAAATAAAGTTGATAAGAGAAACAATTACACAGTTGCTGTAGAAAATAAAGTTGATAAGAGAAACAATTACACAGTTATTCTTGAAGTCGAGCATCACAATATATTTGATAAGACAATATCAAACAAGGAGAACGATTATGACTAATTTAACTTTATCTACATTATATCCTATCTTATCGTTGATAGGAATGTTATTAATAGCTATTATAGGCACTTGGATAACAAGCATAATTATACCTCTTTATATAGTAGCAAAAATTGAGAAAAAAAAATGATATCGGTTAAAAAAAAATTTAATAAAAATTATTGTGAAAGTTGTAAATTTAAAGCAAAAACATATAAAGTAAACGGCTGTACATATACAGAGTTAAATAACCCTTCTTTCGCAAATTATATGAAAATGGTAGACAGTTTTAATAAAAAAATAAAATGCCCATGGTATAAAAAAAACGAGGAATTGGAATATAAAGACTAAATACAGGCGTGAATTGTCAGTTTTTCTCATAGAATTGATAAAATTGGAATTTAGGGCACTAAAAGGACACATAATATGAAAACATATGACTTTTTATTAAGAGAAGCATTTGATGCTTACTTATTGAATGGTAACGACATAAAAAAAGCATGCAATTTAATAACACAAATAAATGCGAAAATATGGGAGCGTAGACTTGTGGAAGGATTACAAATTCTTTTAAAAGAAAGTCCTTATATTCCTATACAAGTTAATTACTTAATTAATAGTGTTAATGGAGAGATGATTTTTACTAAGAAGAAGAACAAGACATAAAAACAAGAATATACTTCTAAATAAAAAAAACTAACACATCTCTCCGCCCTTACCTTTTAATTGAAGGAGAACATTTAATGAATGAACTTACTTTTATAGAGCTATTCCTTGGAATATCTTTTGCTATTAATTTATTAGTTGGATTATTAATAATAGTTGCCTTTTTCTCTCAACGAAGACGTTTGCGCAAATTAACTAACAACTTTAATGGGCATCTTAAAGTCGATCAAGATATTCACGCAGCAAATCTACGTCTTTTTGAAAACTCAAGTAAACTTATATACAATAATATAAATTGTATAGAAAGAATAGAAACTATATTAAAATCGGAAAAATTAATGACAATACTAGAGGAGGAAGATAATGACTAATTTTATACAATTTACACCCTGCGGAGCATTAATAGTATGCGTGTTAGCATGGATACGCATAGCAATGTTAAGTCATAAAATAGACGAATTAGAAAGGAAAATTACTTTACTTATGCGTGCTAGCTTTCCTAATCCTTTACCGCCTAAATGTAAACCAGCTCCAGCACTAGAAACATAGGAGATAAATAATGTGTATTTTAAATGCAAAAGAAACTAAAGAAATTATAGATATCTTAAATGATAAAAATGGTCAAGCTAAATATTTTTCAGAAGAGGAATTAGAATCATTAAAGGTGCAGCTCAACGAGTCTTTGGAACAAGATGATTTAGACGCTTATATGGGAGCAGCTAATTCTTTTGTAATTTTATTAAGTTAATATTACAAAATATTTTCACAAGATCCTCTAATTTAAGGAACTTTAAAATGTACTTCTTAATAACATCATTAATATCAATATCTGTAGTTATATACCCATACTTGCACAATAAATATAAGAACATTCCCATTAATACAAGACAAGCAATAATAAACAAACTAGAAGGAACCATTTGCTGGGCGTTAGCAATAACGCTTTTTGGACTAGCTTTTATTGGTGGTTTTTTTATATTTTTAATTTTTAAAGGAGCCTATAATTTTTAAAGGATATAAATTAAAAAAGGAGGAATAAAAATATGTATTATTCAATTATAGATAAGGACGTTAAGGATTTTGAAGACCCTATTCCGAGCTTTAGCTCATGCGGGCTTAATTCTAAAAGTCCGGAAGAGATCAAAGAAAATATCTTACAATATATTAGAACTGATATTGAAGATTTAACTGATTATCGAGTATTAAAGAATAGTTCAATAGATGAACTATTAGAATTATTCCACTTAGATATTTATAAACATGAACATCTATTGCCGGAATTTCCTTATTTAATAGATTTTAAAGAAGTGTAAAGGAATCAAATAATGAATGACTTAATGGAAATGGACAATACAGAACAACAATTGGCTGAACAAAGTTCAGAAGAATATTTCTATAGCCTTTTTTTTCCCCAAATGTTTCGCCAAAACGAAAAAAAAGAATTGACATTAGATTGGGATATTGTAGAATAATCAAGTTAGTAGATAAATTATGATGAAAAAACAACACAACTTTCATGAAAATTCCTTTAACGATAGATATTTATCTACTAACTTTTTTTTAATTGGCTTGTGATTTTTTTCACAATCCAATTAAATATACAAACTAAAAGGGTTACAGATGTCATATAAGAATTATTTAACAACAGCAGAAATTGGAAAAGAAATTGGAAAATCACAAAGAAGAATCCAATCTTTATGTCAACAAGGATTTATCCCTTCACGTAAATTTGGGCGGGATTGGCTTATAGATAGAAGTTTTCTAGATGTATTCAAAAGAAGCTGGAGACAATCCGAAAGATGGAGATGAGTGAAAAATATTACTGTGATGATTGTAATTTTCCGCTAGAAAATACTGGCTTGTGCACTACAAGCAAATCAACTAATAACGAACCACCTTATTTTATTCCTATTCATGAATGTCCTAAGTGTGGGAAATTATTTACCTTTAATGACTCACGTCTTTATCTTGGCAAATTAAGAGAAGCAGCAGAAAAAATTTCTACTGAAAATTTAGAAGAATTTGATATTAATAAAATTGATTATGATAAAACAGAATATACAGCACCGCTTGCAAATATTTAATCACAAAAGAAGAAAAGCAGGATTACTCAGCAATTCAGCCAGTGGAGACGAGGAGACTTATCGCGAATATTGGAATTTCTTAGAACTTCTCGAAAAAAGAAGAAATAATGATAATTAAATCTTTAACACTCATATTTTCACTAATATTTAGCTTCGCTATAACGCCATCAAAGGCAGATGTCATGGACTTCCAAAATTATACAATGGACGTTGATGGTACTTTGTACAGCATCACAATTCCTGGACAAATGCTTCCAGATGTTCAACCCCCTATTTTCGTAAACAAGATTGGTTAAGGATATAACTCATGAACAATTCTGATCTTTTAGAAATTCACACTGAAGAAATTGCCGTACGATATTGGCTTGAGACTGGTACAGTAGGCACTAAATATGCGCCTCCTATTTTTATTTCATACATGAAAAACGGAAAACTTGAAGAGCTTATTAGGATGTATGATCGAGCAGTTGCTGACTCAACAGATGGACCGTTAAAAAGTCCTATCGAGTTTGAGTTTGATTATGATAAAACCATAAAAGAACAATCAGAAAAATTAACAAAACTGGAAAGAAAATACCGAATATCTTTAATTTGTTTAATGAAAGAACAATGTAAAAAATTAGTCAAACTGGAAAAAAAAATACGGTCCATTTAAAACCACCTCAGAAGCTCACCATTAAATTATCTTTTCAACCCATCCGATTGTATTGCTAAAAAAAGATAGCAGCGTGTACCCCCATAGGATTGCCCAGAATCATTATCAATGAACCGTATTTCGTTTCTTAGTATCATTTTCTAGCTTTTCAGCCATATAATTTTTATATTGCTCAGGATTGAGACTTTTCAAATCTTTCTGGAAAGCCAGTTCCGCATGATATTCCCTGCTCTCTTCGCTCTCAATCGTTCTACGTTTTGCAAATTCCTGCCTTCTGCGAAACAGCTCTTCTTCGCACAATTTGATTAATCTCGCAGGTTTAGGCCAGAACGTATCTTGTTGTAAACATTCAGCAATTGCTTTTTTAACAACATCCAATTCATAAATTTCTAAGAAATTCCAATATTCGCGATAAGTCTGCAATTTTTCCTCATCTCCATGAATCGAATTCTCAAAATTTCTGCCTAAAAGCTTTGCTAATCGATTCATTTGCCTAGTAAATTCTTTTGCTGTTTCGATATCATTTTTCATTATAAGTACCTGTTATTTTATCAATAATAATATCATCAATTGATTTCAAATTTTCCGGATGTTCGGCAATATGTATGAATTTTTCAATGTGGCTAGCATCACGTAATATCAATTCAATATCGTCGTATTTTTTACCGTCTGGATTATTACCAATGTGCCATTTAGACCTTGAACAACCTAGGATTGAATGCTTAAGGGGTTCAATATTTCCGCCATAAAGTTTTAAAGCTTTTTCGATAATTCGTTTGCGCTTGTTGTCAAGTATGGCATTTGGATGATATAAAATTTCTTGCCAATATTTAAAAATTATTTTGATTTTCTTGGTGGTCGTTGAGCAACTTGTTTGCTCAACAATGGGTGTGCTATTTGCAACACCTGTTCCTTGCGAAAAACTTTTCTTTTTGTATTTTCTTTTCTTACTGTTACTGTTCCTGTTCCTGAAGTTGCCATCAGCTGTTTCTAACACCTGTTCAAAACAGCTGTTTCTAACACCTGTTGCGAGAGATTTAAAATCTGCTTTTTTCCATTCTTCAAAAAGATCAAAAAGCCATTTTTTCTCACTTTCCAAAGCCTTTGAAAAACATAAACAAAAATCTTCTTTTTCTTCGCAATCTGGAATTTCGGCTAAAATCTTACACCAGGATTTTAAGTTATTTGAGTTGGGAGGGAGTAAATTGTACCTAAAAAAGTTCGGAATGTAAACCACTCTGGTACGAGAGTTATACCGAAACAAATCCATTTCGATTCCATTTTGGAATCCTTTTGAATATTTTCTGGTAGAAATTTGCATTTCTTCTGCTAAAGTTGCAATCCCAGCTTTGTATAATCCGAAGGGTGTAGCTAGTGGAGTAGTCAATAAATGTAGAAAAACAATCTTCCCTTCAATGCTCATATATGGGAATTTATTATCGTTCCATATGGAACAATAAATAGTTCTATACCTCACTATAACCTCCTGTTTTTATTGAGCTTCACCTTTGGTATTATTTTTAATTTCCCAGATGCTATCTAAAGTTAAACCAGGCTTTACATTAAAACCAGAATTTTTCCTTTTACCCAATACTTCATTAAGAACATTAATTATAACAATAGCATTATACAGATTAGGAAATCTTTTACCTTTTTCCCACTGACTTAGACTAGTTGTCGTAAAACCGGTTAATTTAGCAAGTCGCATTAAAGTTAAACCTGTAAAACGTCTGTATTTACGTAAGTTTGAAATAATATTACATTGATTTTCTGACATTTTTTTTACCTCAATTTATAAAATTTAATAGATCGTCCCGTCATCTTATCATAAAAAAATACAAATAAAATAAAATAAATTTAAAAAAATACTTGACGCCTAGCCGAAACAAACTACAATGGTCGTCGAGGTTAATTAAAAATCAGGAGGAAGAAAATGGAAACTCTAACAGAATCAATTGCTAATATCAGCAAAGAATATGAAAAACGTATGAATGAAACAATAAACATATTGTCTCAATTTTATCCAGAATCAATGGTTGTAGCTGTTGCAATGGTTAAAACGCCATCAATTTTGGATTCGTATTATAAGGAGGGGATAGAATGAGTAATAATATAGTAAAAAAAGAAACTGATAATTCTATGGCAGGAATAAATGGCTTTACTCCTGAACAGATAGAATTAGTAAAAAAGACTGTTGCAAAAAATGCTACAGATGATGAATTACAAATGTTTTTACATCTTGCAAAAAAATATGGTCTTGATCCATTAGCTAAACAGATATGGTTTATAAAGTATAAAGTTGCTGAAGCACCTACTATTTTTACCAGTCGTGATGGATATTTAAAAATAGCTCATGATAGCGGACAATTTGATGGGCTTGATAGTCATACTATTGATGATGAAAATGGCAATCCAGTCAAAGCTATTTGTGAGGTATGGCGCAAAGATATGTCTCATAGTTTTAAAGCAGAAGTAAAATTTAAAGAATATGGAATGAACAATAGAAATCCAATATGGCGAAGCTATCCAAGCGCTATGTTAATTAAAGTGGCTGAAGTATTTGCATTAAAACGAGCATTTAGCATTTCAGGTCTTGTTACTTCTGAAGAGATGAGTCAAGAACAAGAACCTATATCAGTTGATCAAAATCATAAAGATCTTAAAGACGGAATATTAAATCTTCTTAAAAATGACGTTTTTACCGATGAAGAAAAAAATAAATGGAATAATTTTCTTGAAAAATATAATAATAACGAAGAAGCTTATCAACACGCATTAAACAAGATAACAGAGGAAATAGTAAAGAGAGAAAATCTAAAGAAAACTTCCATAATAGATAGAGAAATAATATCATCTTTAAGCCCAGTTGTAGGACTTGAAGAAATAAAAGAAGAAAACGAACAAGAAGCAGACCGACTTTACAAATAATAAGATAACAAGGATTTTTAAAAGGAGCCAACATTAAAGCTAAAGACGAAGATGGCTTTACAGCCAAAACATTAGCATCATATAATGGACATTCAGCAATTGTTGAATATTTTGAAAACTTAAAAACTAAAACAGGAGAAAATAATCATGACTATTATAGAATTAGATTTTAATTTAGATGACGTTGAATCATCTCAAGAAATAAATAATTTCGAGCCAATCCCGCCAGGAGATTATAATGCTGTTATTGAAAAGGTTGAGGAGGTTTTTTCAAGAAATGGGCATAAGATGATACGAATAGAATTTAAATTAATTGGTGATACACAATATAGAAACAGAAAGATATTTAATAATTATAATATTCATCATCCAACCGATATTGCTCGGAATATTGCTAGAAGGCAATTAACTAAGGTAGCCTGTCTAACAGGAGCATATAAAAAAGGAATATCTTATAAGCAATTGAATACTAATGATCTTATAAATAAAACTATTGTTCTTGAAATTGGTATTGATGAAAATAATATAAAATATAATGAAATCACTGGATATAAACCATCAGGACCACTTAATGATAATACTGCTGAAAGAATTATAGAAGAAATTAATAGCAATCAACTTCATTATCCAACAAAGCCATTAGAAAACTATGATGATATTCCTTTTTAGAAGTGAATTATGAATATTGATGAGTATTTATTTATAAATAATATTATGAAAACTGAATCTGAAGAGAAACAACAGAACGATATAAAAGCAGTCTTAAGACATCTTTTCGAAAAGGCAGTTATTATATCACAAACTAAAGAACATCAACAGGAAAAAAGAACAGTTTTACGATTGGCTTTTAAACAAATAATTCGTATAATGAACAAAAAACAGGTGGTAGTATAAAAAATAATACAGTGCTTATTTACCATCACCGCTATAAAAAGAAGAATTAATGAATGTTTAAAAAAATTATATAAATGACTAAAACAATATCTCAACTACAAGTTCAGACAAAATCATTAGAGAAATATTATTTAATCGAAAAAGAAACACACTTCACGCTTAATGATGATTATTCGTCAATAGTGACTAATAGATCTAAAGAATACAAACCAAACAAAACAGCGCTTGCATTTCATAAATCAAATGACTTAATTAAAACAATTATTGGGCCGTTCCGGTCTGGTAAATCAGTTATGTGCTGTCATGAGATAGTATATCGAGCATGTACAATGCCGAAATGTCATGACGGAGTCAGGCGTAGCAGATGGATTATCGTTCGTAATACGATTGGTCGGTTAGAGACAACAACAGTTAACACATGGCTGCAATGGTTTTCTAAACTTCCTTGCATTTCTAAACGTAAGAAACCAATTCTAACTTATACATACAGATTTAATGACGGTAACGGAATAATAGAGCTTGAGATAATATTCATGGGTTTAGATCGTGAAGATCAAAGAGATGCTCTTGAATCATTGGAAGTTACAGGTGCATACTTTAATGAAGTTCAGCATATTCCGTACGGCATATTCTCACATATGACTGCTCGTGTCGGTCAATATCCTGCCAAATGGCAAATAGAAGCTCCTTTTTGGGGTGGAATATTAGGAGATACAAACCCTCCTGATACTGATCACTGGTTATACAATTATTTCGAAGTAGATAAGATTGAAGGTACAACTTTATTCAGACAGCCTCCCGGATTAATAAAAGACGAACATAATCAATGGAAAGATAATCTCGACGCAGACAATGTAGATAATCTTAAGGAAAATTATTATCATGACTATGCTCAACAGAATAAGTTTAGAGAAGAGATCATAAAGGTATATTGTCGCGGAGAGTGG